GGACGTCTTCAGCCGGGAGGCAAGATCGTTATTGTCATGACACGTTGGTCAACAAAAGATTTAACGGGGGAGTTAATGAAAGCACAATCCGATATTAAAGCAGATCAGTGGGACGTGATTGAGTTTCCTGCTATCTTGCCAACAGAGAAACCTGTCTGGCCACAGTATTGGAAGATAGATGAATTAGAGTCGGTTAAAGCTTCGTTGTCCGTGGCTAAATGGAATGCACAGTGGCAACAGAATCCTACTTCAGAAGAAGGTTCCATTATCAAGCGAGAGTACTGGAAGGTTTGGGATAAGCCCAAGCTCCCTAAATTACAACATGTAATTCAATCGTATGACACGGCCTTCAGTAAAAAAGAAACCGCAGACTTCTCAGCTATTACAACGTGGGGGGTATTCCTTCATGAAGAGATTACACCGAATATAATTTTGCTAGACGTGGAGAAAGGACGGTGGGACTTCCCGCAGTTAAAAACAAAAGCGCTCGAACAGTACCACTACTGGGAACCAGAAACAATTATCATCGAGCAGAAAGCAAGTGGAACGCCCTTGACGCAAGAACTACGGCGCTTCGGTATTCCTGTTGTTAACTTCACGCCAAGTCGTGGTAATGATAAACATGTGAGAGTAAACTCGGTATCTACTCTGTTTGAAGCAGGACAAGTATGGGCACCAAAAGAGAAATGGGCAGAAGAATTGATTGAAGAATGCGCAGCTTTCCCTTATGGTGATCATGACGATTTGGTTGATAGCATGACACAAGCGTTAATGCGTTATCGTCAAGTCGGATTAGCCGTGCATCCAGAAGATTATGAGGATCCACCGATGTTACAGCAGTTACCTTCGCAGAGGGATTATTACTAATGAGTTTCAAAAAAGGATTCACGGTCAAAGGCCCTAAAAAGAAGAAGACCAAGAAAGATAAGAAGGAGGCGTCTTTCAAAAATCCAAAGGCTAAATATTATAAATTCGTGCAACCTAAAGGATTTTCTGATATGTTGCAAAAAAAACAAAAGAAAACTTTAATTACGTGAGGAAGATATGAAATATAAAGGACAAACACTATCAGATAATTTAACAAGTTCCCAAAAGAGAATGTACAAAGGTTTGATTGACAAAGGAATGACAATCAAAGAAATCAAATTAATGAACCTAGATGCAAAAGACGTGGTACCAAAAGAAGAGAGAAAAAATGGTGGAGCTATTAAAAAATTTGCTTCTGGTGGAGCAGCTACTAGAGGATATGGTAAGGTAATTAAGTAATGGCAGTAGAAAAACCAATTGTTGCAGGTGAAGCTATAATAGAAGAAGAATCACCAACAAATGTTTCATTAGTCGAGGATATTGGCGCAGAAATCACGCCTACAGAAGACGGTGGTGCAATCGTTGGAAACGTTGAAGAAGAAATTGCTGTTGACTTTTCATCAAACTTAGCAGAATCTATTGATGATGACGAGTTAAACAATCTATCAAGTGAGTTAAGACAATTATATGAAGATGATAAAGAGTCACGTTCGGATTGGATAGACTCGTACACAAAAGGTTTAGACCTCTTAGGGTTTAAATACAATGAACGCTCACAGCCATTTCAAGGTGCAAGTGGAGTTACACACCCACTACTGGCTGAGAGTGTTACACAATTTCAAGCACAAGCATATAAAGAATTATTACCAGCAGGTGGTCCTGTAAAATGTAATATCGTTGGTGATGTTAACGCAGAAGTAGAAGCACAATCACAACGAGTTAAAGATTATATGAATTATATGATCACGGATCAAATGGAAGACTACGATCCTGACATGGATCAAATGTTATTTTATTTACCACTAGCAGGTTCAAGTTTTAAAAAAATATATTACGATGCTGACTTGGCAAGACCAGTCGCAAAGTTTGTTCCCGCAGAAGATTTAGTTGTTCCGTATTTATCTACTGATTTAGATACGACAGAGAGAGTTACACACATTGTAAAAATGTCAAAGAATGACATACGTAAATCTCAATACGCAGGTCTTTACAGAGATATTGATTTAGAAGATCCTTATGAAGAAGAAACTTCTGTTCAAGAAAAATATAATAGTATTCAAGGCGAGAGAAAACCAAACAATACAGATAACTATACTTTATTAGAAGTGCATTGTGATTTGGACATAGAAGGTTTCGAAGATAGAGACGAGGAAACAGGAGAACCTACAGGTATAAAGATTCCATATGTTGTTACCATTGATGAAGGATCAGGAAAAGTTCTGGCTATCTATCGTAACTACAGAGAAGGAGATCCTACTAAAAACAAAATTGAATATTTTGTTCACTATAAATTTTTACCAGGTCTTGGCTTTTATGGTTTTGGCCTTATCCATATGCTTGGCGGACTCAGTAGGACGGCCACGTCCGTTTTGCGTCAACTCATTGACGCTGGTACACTATCGAATTTACCCGCAGGTTTTAAAGCAAGAGGTCTTCGAATTAGAGACGATGATAGTCCAATTCAACCTGGAGAATTTAGAGATGTTGATGCACCGTCAGGAGATTTACGAAACGGATTACTACCTCTTCCTTATAAGGGACCAGATCAAACATTATTCGCCTTACTAGGTTTTTGTGTTGACGCTGGTAGAAAGTTTGCTGCAGTAGCTGATGGAAAAATAGGAGACGGATCTCAAGCAAATCCAGTTGGTACAACAATGGCACTCCTAGAACAAGGTTCTAAGGTCATGAGTGCAATTCATAAACGATTACACTACGCACAGAAAAAAGAATTTAGAATTTTAGGCAGAATAATGGCTGAATTCTTACCACCAGAATATCCATACATGGTAGCTGGAGGCAACAGACAAATTAAACAAACTGATTTTGATGACAGAGTAGACATTATACCTGTTTCAGACCCAACAATCTTTTCTATGTCTCAACGTATTACGTTGGCACAAACACAATTACAATTAGCACAGTCAAATCCACAGATTCACAACCAATATGAAGCATATAGACGTATGTATCAAGCAATGGGTGTGCAACAAATTGATCAAATATTACCTCCTCCTCCCCAACCACAGCCAATAGATGCTGCTATGGAGAATTCAGTGATGTTATTACAAAAACCTGCTCAAGCATTTCCACAACAAGACCATGTTGCTCACATAGATGCACATCGTGCCTTCATGTCAACATATTTGGTAAAGAATTCACCTCCTGTACTGTCTTTAATTCAAGCTCATATCTCTAATCACATTAGTGAACAGGCAAAAGAAGAGGTTACGGCACAAAATCAAGCAGAAATTCAACAGTTAACACAGCAATATGGGGGTCAAATACCACCAGAACTGCAACAACAATTTGAAATAGAGACAGCGAAACAAGTTTCTGTAAGAATTGCGGAGTTAACTAATGAAATGGTAGCAGAAGAACAAGAATACTTAGAAGGTATGCAACAAGACCCACTTGTTACACTTAAAAAAGAAGAGTTAGGGCTCCGTGCAGAAGAATTAGAACTTCGTGCACAAAAAGATGGAGAGAAACAAGGTTTAGAAGAACAAAAATTTGCTGTAGGTGCAACTCAAAATCAAGAAAAGATAGATAATGCAGATAAACATGCAACTATCAGAGAGGGAATATCACTTGCAAAGTTAAGTGAATAACCTTAACTATTAGTTATGGATACTCCAACACAAATACTAGAGGATTATTTTAATGGACTAATGACAATCGTTGATTCGTCTACTAAATCACAAGAAGATCAAATTTTAATGGCAGGTGCAATGATGGCTGTTGCTAAAATGCTATATCACAATAATCTTACGGAAGATGAACATAATAATATTTTACATCATAACGTAAGAGACTTGATAAATCTTATAAAACCAACTATACATTAATCATGACTACAATGACCAAAGAAGAATATAAAAAGCATTCAAAAAATACTACTGACAAACAAAGAGAAGAGAGTCAGGCAAGAGTTGCTAAATTAGAATACGAACAAGAGAACCCAATTGAAGTTACAATAAAAAAGAAACCTAAAAAACCTAAAAAAACAATTAACCCTGGTAAAGGTGGTAAAGGTAATTATAAAGTTAACAAAGAAAAAGGTGGTAAAGGTAATTTTGCAGGAGGCGGTAAAGTAGTTAAAATGAAAGATGGTGGTTTTCCAGATTTAACTGGCGATGGTAAAGTTACACAAGCAGATATCTTAAAAGGTAAAGGAGTTTTTAAAAGGGGTGGTTCAGTGAATAAGAAAAAAATTATCCGTGCTGCAAAACGTGGCTTCGGTGCAGCAAAGAGAGGTTTCTAATGAAATTTAAAAATGCAAAAATGACTACTGTTTCCCAAAAGAATCCATTTCCAAATACCAAAATTGCTTCAACAGCAGAGAAAGTTTACTCTCCTTTTGTGGTAAAAAATAACAAAGGAGCTGGACCTCAAGGACAAACAAGTAATATGCAGATTAAAAAAGTTCCATTTAAAGGTTTAAAGTAGTATAATCCCCATCTTAAACAAAGGAGGTTCTATGAACTTACTAAAAGATCTATGGTCACACATCAAAGAATGGAGTGATTGGAAAATGAAGGACTGGATAAAAGCGGCTATCGTGGCTATCGTTGTTCTTTGGATAATTAGTTGGATGACAGGCGGAGCAGCATAGTGCTTAATCTTCTCGGAGGACTATTAGGTGGTAAAGGCGGAGCCTTAAAAACTATCGCTAAAGTTGTCGACGAGATTCATACATCAGAAGAAGAAAAATTAGATAAAAAAATATTGATGCAACGCATTCAACAAAAGCTTGCGGAAAAGCAATTAGATGTTAATGCAAAGGAAGCCAGCCATCGCAGCATATTTGTTGCTGGCTGGCGACCATTTATAGGATGGATCGGCGGCCTTGCATTAATGTTCGAATTCATTTTATCTCCATGCATAGAATGGTACGCTAAGTTTGCAGGATTAAATTTAACTGCTCCTGAAATTCAAACTGGGCCCCTTCT